TCAAATCTCACCATCAATCTTCCACGATGGTAAGGGCTTGCTACGATCATAAACCGGAATTTAATGGTTCCTCGCCACCGGTTGAAAGGGAGCGCAGCAAAGCACATGGCTGTTGGGACAAGCCCCTGTTGAACGATTGCCGAATTGTCTGGCGACGGATAACCGGATAAGCTATACAAGAAGGGTGTAACCCTGCAAGTAAATAAACGTGCATCCGTGGCGTTCGCTTGGCCCCATCCAAATTGAGTGAGGTACGATTGTCTCTTAGCTATTGAGGAAATAGTCATTTCATCCTCACCAGCTAATCCTAAGACTCTAGTATCTACTGTATTCTCTTGTTTCACATCTAGCGTCAATTTCATGGCGGTATCATGCACATTGGAATTGGCTATATTTGGATAGATAGACGGGATCATTCTCATAGGTTGTTCTGGGACTATTGGTCTGCTAAAGCCGAACATTCGCGCTACTGCGCCAACTTGTCCAGCAAGGGTCTGCGTGGCCATTGCCCATGGTCCTATATAGGGTGCTTTTTCTAGCATCCCAGCCATTTTTTCAATAATCAATGCCTTACTGGAAACCATGCCAGTATACTCACTTCCAGATTGGGCCACCAAATTTGCAGGTGGTTGGGAAGTAGAGCCAATTAAGGTAACATCAGTTGCCCAGATAATAGTATGTATTTCTATCGGGTCAGTACCTCCATTGGCGTGTTTCAGTTGAGTAAAAGTCTTTAGTCCTATAGTTCCAAGATTCCCCCAGTCTCCTGTGGGAATGGATATGGAATCAGTAGGATAGATAAAAGGCATGGTCAGGGTACCTCCATGAGCACCGCAGGCATCCAACATAATGTTGGGCCTTTGCGAATAGGAGATAAGATTCTGTTCCCTGTCGATAGCGTAATGTACGTTGCTAAATCGATCAAAGGCACGCATTGGTGTGTAGTACACAAGTACTTTTCCGTAATTGAAGCTGGATCCGTTTATCACGAATTTCATGTGTAACGTAGCTCTAATGGAATTGTAATTGCAAATTCTGTTGACTACTCTCTTGTTATTAAAGAATTGGTTCCAGGGATTAATAGTTACATCAAAAGTATTCCCAACCGCCCACAGAAAAGTGGGACCACGGATGGGTCTTGCTAAAAAGTCCTGGACAGAGAGAGTGTCTGGTTGTCCTATTGAAAATGTGTCACCTGGTTCTGATGGAATTGCTGTATGCCATGTATCAACGGCATCTGCGAATTCGACATTTTCTGTTCGTAAATTTGTATCTTGGTGTGTATCTTGTGTTGTTTCCAGTATTTGTTTCTAGATAGCATGCGTGTACTGATTACATGATATCGTTTTTACCACAAGTATTAATGGGATGCCTACGAGCTCTGCGTGGTTCAAGAGCACGTGGTAACCTTTCCTATTAATAACACTTTTCGCGTAGCGCCCGCAGTGCCAGCGGGCGGAGGGATGAGCTTTTATAGTAGCCCCCAAACTAGTACAGTTCTGGATTAGACGCACAATCCAGAAAGTGCATAATGCGGACGGAACCACCCGCCTAGAGTTGGGCAACAGAATCACTGTCGCCAGGTGTATCGGTTGGGGCATGCACCGCCTTCCAATCCACAACTCGCGTTTCATAATCCACATTTAAAGTGCGGACCATGTGGTCAATATCAGCTCGTTCAGCCACTTCCTTCATTTGGGCACGCCTCATTTCAAATACTTCTTTACCGTGATAGAACCACGAATTAAGGGCTCCATCTATATTCTGGGCGGCGATATTTTGAAGGGTTAAGTCCTTGCTCTTCATCTGGCAATGTAGTGATTTAAATATAGAATCCTCTTCGAGTACGCCGACGAATTGACCAAGTTCGGCATTAAATCGCGACTTCCGTTTCAAGAAATCAACACTCTCAATTGTCATGTAGGGAGTGGGCGTAGCTGTCTTGTCCGGCATAGTAAGAATAATGTTGGATTCGGCCAAGATCGCTGCCATTGAAATATGATTGAACTCGGGGTACTCGCTAGAAACAGAACCGCAAAAATCATCTCCATAAGTAATCAGGTTCACAAATTTATTGAAGTCCGGCACTTTAACACCCTTCTCTTTCAGGATCACATAATACAATGCAATCCGGCACAAAAGACTGTTCACCATGCTGTTAATGAATACCGTAGCAGAATTCCCAGATGGGTTTCCGCTAAGTGCTTGGTATAAATCACCGTTAAAGGCCACATAAGCGTATGCAATTTCTGACGCTAGACCTTCCATCACAACGATGTCATCAGCAGTATAATGAGGGCTGAGTTTCGCAAGATCAATAAGAATGCGAAAACTGGCAAGAACCAACTGGGACGGCATCCGGAGATCATACTTCGAGTAATCACCAGCGAGAATTCGTTCATCCCCAAATTTGGT